AAATCTATCTAGAAAAGCATATTCTCTCCCATCTCGATCGCCCTTTAGTGCTTGCCTTTGATGATCTTGAATATCTTTTCCCCTATCCACAGCTAGTGGAAGAATTTTTTAGTATTCTGTCCTCTTCAAGCGTGAATGGTATCACCAACGGAAATCGGTCAAAGTAATCCTCGTCTTTGGAAGCAGCGTACTCGAACAGATACATCTTTCCTGCTTCAATTCTGTCTGAGGTTATGCGGGTTGCACCCTTTTCCGCAACGCTGAACGGGACGCGGGTACTACCGAAAGTATTCTTTACCTGACTGTAGAACCATTGCACCGCATTCTCCACCACCGCGCCAGACGAACTACCTTTGGCGTACTTCATGTACTGGTCGTGCAAGGAGTCATAGATGTTCTTTGCCATGCTTCAGGTCCTTGTCTGTTACCAGTTTGAAAGTCCATCCCCGCTGCTTGCAGTACTGTTCCGCTGCTGCCCATTTTGCAGAGTTCACACCCCAATCCTTGACTGATCGTGCGTACTGTCTGTAGTCCCGCTTTCTTCGATCCACATTATCCTCAAACACCCTGATCTTGGGAGCAACACATTGCCTGTACGGTTTAATCTCCACCATGATGGTCTGCTGTTTGCCTGATTTGTCGGTTATGCCCACCACAAAATCAACAAAGTATCTATGCCACTTGCCATCTACTGGGGATACATACGGTATCGACAGTTCTTCCGACGCCCACCACAGTATTGCAGAGTTTGAGTCACAGTACACCATGAATCTGCGCTCTAGCAGACTGCGATAGATGATGTTAGTGGTGTCTCCTCTGTACTTGGAGGGGTTGATCGGATTGTATTTGCCTTTGTATGCCATACATACGATATGTAGGAGAACTTATGCCAGCAGGAAACAATCAAGGTAGACTTTTAAACGACGGTCTGAACACGGGCATATTCGCTGCCTTGGAAACTGTACAGTCTCCAGCCGGAGGCTTTAACAGGCTAGGACACTCCACGCCTGGTAACAGTATCGAACTGAACTATCCTGAAGAGGTTGGATCGGAAGCGATGCCAAACTTCATACTGATTACGGTATACGCTGATAAGGCTACTGACTTGAAAACTGAATTGAAGGCCAAAAACACTAGAAAACTTTTCGAGTCGATAGTATCTCGTGGCCTTGGTGGTATTGCGGGTTCCGCTGCAACAGTAGACGGAAACCTATTCAACTTCTATGAGTTCAACAAAGCAACCAATCGAAAAACAAAACCATCAGAAGATAAAACAGAAACCCCTACAGCAACAGCAATAGGAGCAAGTCTTGTAGGAACTAGAGGCGCAGAGTCTTATGTGGCAACAACTAGAGTAGCAGCCAACTTTCAGCGCATACCAGTAGACTCCATAGCACTCTATATCCCAGGTCCTATCCAGTTCTCTATGAAAGCAAACTACGAAGGAAAAGAGACAGAAAGACGGGGATGGGGTGGAAAAATTGGAGACTGGCTAAGAGGATCAGTTCAAGGCCTTGCGGATATGCTATCCGCAGGTGGCAAAGACAATCGCTTGCTGTCTGAAGGAAAGGCAAAGAACTCAAACAAAGAGATTGCGTTCAAAGACATAGACGAGCGTTCGTTTACCTTTGAGTATGTGTTCATGCCAAAGACTCCCAAAGAAACAGACGCGGTGTATCAAATAATCAGAACGCTTCGATACTACGCTCACCCTTCTCTGATAAGCGCAACCATGTACGGTGTTCCTGCGGAGTTTGAGATTAACTTCTTCACCAACGGCAAAGAAAACGAGTGGATACCTAGACTCAGAAGATTGGTATGCGAATCAATAGATGTGACCTACGGTGAGGAGAGCAGCGGATTCGTTACCTTTGAAGACGGCGCGCCCGCTTACATCTCAGTATCAATGCAGTTCAGAGAAGTCGAACCACTACAGAAAGAACACATCCAGGCAGGATTCTAATGGGATATTTCGACAAGTTTCCTACTCTATACTACGATCTGAAAGGCACCAAGAAGTTCGAGGTAGCCGTAGATATTCTGCGTCGAGTACGCATAGACTATCGACAAGCAGACACTTCCATGTACGGAGAGTATGCGATCAAGGAACACGACCGACCCGATACTATCGCAGACAAACTCTACGGTGACTCTGAACTGCATTGGGTCGTTCTGCTGTTCAATGAAATACACAATCCGTATTACGAATGGCCAATGACCACTAGCGACCTTATCAAGTATTGCGAGTCCAAGTATCCAGGCAAAGCGTTCCTGTTAGACCTAGACAAGATAACAGACAGTCCACTTGAATCTGTCCGCAAGAGAAGAGATCATAAGGCTGTGGAAGGAAACTATGTGTTTACCATTACAGGTACTCAACTAGACCTAGACGGCCCAATCGGTTATCTTGTTTGTTGGGATAGAACTCTAGGAAAAGCAATCGTGATTGAAGAGTCTGGTGCGTTTGCTCCAGGCGATCATATTGGCATTGCTGTTACAGGATCGTATGAAGCAACTGCAAGCGGAGTGATTCGCAGAGCGCAGATCAATTTGGAAGCGTTGCACCACTTTGAAGACGACAACGGAATGGAACTTGCACCTCTGGCATCGTACAACGGATTGGTTCAAGCAGGAACGCAGATGCAAACAACATCTACGGTTGATGAGTACGGACGAACTGCACCGCTTCCGTTTGAGGAAACTCTATTGGGTGCGTATCTGAATCCGCTTGGAGAAGCAGAACTACTACGCGCAGTAACAAACTTGGAGTACGAAGAGAGGATCAATGAAGCCAGAAGAACCATTATCCTACCGCATCCAGACATTGTACGAAGCATAGCATCCAAGTTTCAAAGCATTGTCAATGAGGAGTTATGAGAAACGATTCAAGTGCAACCAATTCGTTTGATGTAACGCAATGTACATTGGTTTCGTATGTAAGTAACGCAACTGTCGATATCACAAAGTTGTGGGACAGCATCGAAATCTATGAGGATATGTACACCAACTGCTTGAGTGGTCAGATAGAGATACTAGACTCTCTGAACTTACTGTATCACTTCAGCATCTGTGGTAGAGAAAAACTGATACTGTCCTTCTCTGTTCCAGTTCTAGACGGAGGCAGCGGCAAATCCTCTATAACCCGCACATTTAGAATCTACAAGATCAGCGAGAGACAGCCACAACCAAACGATATGGGTCTGAGATATACTCTTCACTTCGTATCAGAGGAGTTTGTAAAGAGTCAGCAGACAAAGATCAGCAAAGCATTCGAGGGAACCGTAGATCAGATGGTCAAGACCATCTACGAAGACTATCTCAAGATAGACTACGGAAACTCTTTGAATCAGAAACCACTTCAAGTAGACAAAACCCTACACAAGCACAGATTCGTGATACCGTATTGGAGTCCGTTGTCCGCGATCAATTGGCTTGCTGCTCGAGGCGTTTCACTAGAGAACAGAGAGAACTGCAACTTTGTTTTCTACGAAGACCTACAAGGATTCCAGTTCAAGTCATTCTCAAATCTTGCAATAGCAACCGCAGAGCCAGTCGCACAGTTCGAGTACTTCTCAGTCGTTCGCAACACCGAAGGCGGACAACCGAGCGTTAGAAATCTCCAAAGAGAATACGAAACCATTCAAGACTTCTTGATGATGGAATACCACAACACCATGAAGAACATAGAGAATGGATTCTTCTCTAGCAGATTGCTCACACACGATATCGTAAGAAAGAAATGGGCATTCTCAGATTACTCATACGGTAGAGACTTCTTCAACGGTCAGGATCATGTACACGAAAGACCTCTAGTTGCTCCAGGCAATGACGATCTAAGTGATAAGAACTGGTCGTATTTCAAGTACTATCCAAAGCATACTGGACTCATGGGAAGCGAATCGTCCATGCAAGACAATGATAGATACTCCGATTGGGTTCTGAAGAGAAACGCACAGATGCAGCAGATCGAAGGATGCCAACTACATATAGGTGTACCAGGCGATTCTACTTTGAGAATCGGAAGCGTGGTGAACATAGTCATTCCATCGTTTGAAGCAAAGGACAACGGCTATGTGGATTGGTTGGATAAATACATGAGCGGTAAATACATCGTTAGTGCGATTCGTCATAGACTTGTTTCCGCTAGTGGATATACTATGCGGGTAGAACTAACAAGAGATTCGTTACCTTCTGCATTGCCAGACGCCAAGATACTAGACATCAGAGACTGGCCATCACAAGGCGATTACTTCACTCAAGTTGTAAAGGCATAAGGAGATTACTATGGACAACAAGACGCAACTCATCGAATCAGATGGCAAGTCTAACATCAGCGAACAGGAACTGGTTGAGTGGAAACTATGGGCAGAGAAGTGGCTAACAGAAGAGTCCACCGATACGGTGGTGTCTAGTCAAGACTTGAAAGCCAAGTGATGTCCGTACTTGCAGATGTAGTAAGCGTCTGCAAGGTCTGCAACAGGACTCTTGATCTGCACTCCTGTAGTACCAAGCACAGACTGTAGATCAACCCGTGTCTCTGCTTTGAAAGCAGCGTACACATCTTCTTTCTTTGCATTGCCTCTACCTGTGCCAAACTTCTTTACTTGAGTTGGAGGTACTGTATAGTACTTCACTCCCTGCTTCCACAGCAAGTACTTGAAGATGCCAGTGTTCTCTCCAATATGGAACACCTTACCCTTAGCGGCAAACGCATAGTCTTCTATGCACACCAAGTCACAGTCTTTCACTATCTGTAGTGCCCAATCTGAGATAGCAGAGTATCGCTCGCACTCATGCTTGTGTTCGTGCATCAGGGTTCCGTTGATGTTCTGAGGAAACTGAGCGTCGTATTTCTTGGTCGGTGACATGAAGTGGAAGGTGCATTCAGAGATGCAAAACTTCTTGTTGCCGTCAAATACGCACACGGCAGGGCAGCGTAAACTATAATCGACGCCCGCTATTCTCATGCCTTATGTATGCGAGAAACGCTAGGTTGACAGCGATTTTGACGCACACAAAAGAAAGAGCGCGGATTGCTCCGCGCCCTTGTTCGAGAGATTCGGTTGCGTTTGCTCAATCGTCAGCAGCAAGACGCTCAAAATAACTCATGGCATCATCCGAATCGTCCTCGTCCTCTGACTCCTCCACCTTCTTGGGTGCAGGCGCAGGCTTCTTTGCCGGCGGAGCAGGCTTTGCTGCACCACTTGGCTTGAAACTTGCGCGAGGAGCCTCGTCCTCTTCATCCAAGTCTACATCTTCGGCTGAAGCCTTACGCGGAACTCCCGCGTCAGACAATCCCATCACCACATCGTAACGGGTCTTCAGTTCCTCAAACGACTTGTGGGTGTCAGAAGAAGTAAACTCCTTGAGAGAGTACTGCTTCTTCCACAACGCCTCCAACTTGGCGTCATCTCCATCGAAGAGTTCAGATGGGGCATCAAATTCGCTCTTGTCGTAGTTGATGTATCCCGCTACCTTACGAATCTTAAGTTTGAAGTCTGCACCCTTCCAAAAGTCAAAGGGATTGATAGGCTTCTCGTCTTCAAACTCAGGCTGCATTGCTTGAACAATCTTGTCGTGAATCTTCTTACCGTACTTGAACAGGAATACCTTTCCTTCGTTGTGCGGTGCAGACGGATCACTCACCACAAGCACATTGGAAACATAGTGCAGGCGGCGCTTACGCTGACGGGCGATATCCTTATCACCCTCATCTCCGCTGTTCCACAGACGCGAGTTGGCCTCGCAAACAGGACACTTCTTACCTACCGTGGTTGGGCAGTTCTCAATGAACCATCCACCAGGACCTTGGAAACCGTGAGTAAAGCACCGTGCCCACGGAATGTCCTCTCCGTCTACTGGAGGCAGAAATCGAATAACAGCATAGCCGTTAC